CGCATCCCGCAGACGCCATGCGAATAGGGTCTGTCGCGATGGGCATGATTATGCACATGGTCGGCGGCACCAATGTGGTGGGAATTGGGGCTGGAGCGCTAAGACGAAATCTCAGACGCACCAGTAATGGTGTTCCTAGGAGGTACAGATGAACGTCGTAACCCCAGGACAAGGCATTGCGGGTACATTGGCCGATCCGCAAGAACTGGAGCGGATATTCGGAGGTACCGATGTTGGTGCCTATGCCGACGAACCCACCGAGAGCGCGGAGGGGGACGAAAGCGTATATGCCGCGACTGTTCGGGCGATGATCGACGACGCCAAGAGCTTTGAGGAGAGCGTCCTCGCTCCGGATCGAGACGAAAATTTGCACTTCTTCTACGGTGAATACCCCGAGCAGGAGGGGGAAGGAAAGTCGTCGGCGGTGTCGACCGATTTCCGGGATACCGTTATGGCTATCTTACCATCCTTGATGCGCATTTTCACCTCATCCGAGCGCATCGTGAATTGCGCGCCGAATAGCCAAGGCCAGGAGGAAATGGCCAAGCAGTGCACGGACTATCTCAATTATATCCTTTGGGAGGATAACGACGGGTTCCTAATTATCCACGATATTATCAAGGACGCCCTACGGTGCAAGACGGGTGTCGTGACATGGTACACAGACAAAGTGGATCATGTTACGGAGCAGGAATTCTCCAATCTGACCATGGATCAAGTACAGTTCCTGATCCAAGAAAATCCGAGCATCCAAGTGCTGGATAAGGAGATGGATCCGCAATATCCCGGTATCCTTAAGACCCTTCGGGTGCGCTTCACGAAGTCCCAGCCCCTTACGAAAGTCGAGTCGGTGCCGTTGGAGGAGTTCCGGATATCTCGGAAGGCCAAAGACGTGGAAAATGCGCCGCTGATCGGCCACGACCAAGTTATTAACGTGTCTCATTTGGTCGAGCAGGGGTATTCCCTGGAGGAATTGGGCGAGCATCTCGACGCGAAGATTCACGATTTCTCCACGGACCGCTTATTTCGGAATAGCGGGCTGGACCAAGGCGATCTTACGGATGCTTGGGACATTCGGTATGGCTGTTACTATATTCGGATCGACAAGGATGGAGACGGGATTGCCGAACTACGACAGATTAAAACCATCGGAGATAATCACCATATTATTAGTGATGAAGTGGTGGATCATGCTAATTTTGCTGTTTGGTGTCCTGATCCTGAGCCTCATACTCTGGTAGGGGATACCCCGGCTGACCTCGTAAAAGATATACAAACGATTAAGACGAATATGCTCCGGGGGTCTTTGGACTCCCTCGCACAGGCTATTTGGCCTCGGACGGTATTCAACCAGACCACGACAAATACAGACGACGTTCTTAACGACGAGATAGGCGCTCCGATTCGCACCACGGGTTCTCCGTCCGATTCGGTGATGTCAATCAACCACAACTTTGTGGGCCAGCCCGTCTTCCAAATGTTCCAGGTTATGGAGCAACTCCGACAGTCTCGCACGGGTATTTCGGATGCGTCGAAGGGGGTTGATCCGAAAGCTCTGCAGTCCACGAACCAGACCGGAGTGGACGCAATTGTTCAAGGAGCGCAGGAACGCATCGAACTATGCGCCCGCATCCTCGCTGAAACCGGTATGAAGCAGCTTTTCAAGGGGCTGCTGCGCGAGATAGTCAATCACCCCAATCAGAAGCGCACTATCCAGCTTCGAGGTAAGTGGACGGAGGTAAACCCCTCTACCTACGACCCCACCATGCGGATTTCGGTCAACCCGACCCTCGGGAAGGGTTCGGATACGACCCGGTTAATGGTTCTGCAGGACGTGAAGCAGACCCAGACCGCCATCATGACCCAATTCGGTGTGGAGAACCCGCTATGTGGTGTCGAAGAGTTCCGGAATACTCTTACGGATATATTAGCTATTGCGAATGTCAAAAACGTGGGGAGGTACTACCGGGAGATTACTCCAGAGATTGTGCAAAAAATCGCTTCAACCCCGAAGGAGCCGGATGCCGCTACGCTATTGGCCCAATCAGCCATGGAGAAGAACCGCGTTACGATGGCTACACAAATATCTGAGTCGAATTTCAACGATCGCAAACTGCGCGTCGACGATGATTTTCGTCGCGACCAGATGATCGTGAAGGGTATTCTCGATGCGGCCAAAATCGAAGCCCAGTTCCAAGTGGACGTTAACGAGGCTGAATTCGAGGCAGAGAACACGCCGATTCAAAGCGAAGTACCGCCGCTTCAGTTACCGCCTTATGCGCAGCAATTGATGGGAGGAATGAGTGGAGCAGGACCACCAGGACCAGAAGCATCGCCTGGACCAGTTGGACCCGAAGCCCCGCCTGTCTGATTATGAAATCGACGAGCGGGCTGCGGAAGCACAAGCTATTTTAGACAATCCAGTGTTTGTGGATGCGTTGGATGATGTATATTCCAGATCCCTGGGAATACTAGTGAATGCTGACGTGGGTAGCTTGACAGCTAGTACGGCGCATGCTAGTATAAAGGCCATCCGTGATATAAAGGAACAACTAAAAGAGTATGTTACGGATAAGCGAATGCGTCAGCGTTTTGGTAAGTAAGGGGGTTTTATGCCGGAAGATGGGCTAGACAAAGCTGCTGCTGCGTTCGACGCAGTTATTGCCACCGATCCTGGCAAATCAGCAGTTAAGCCTGGCAAGGCTGCGCCCACAGATACCCTTTTTAAGAATGTTGGCGAACTCGATGGCGACACCGAGTCGAAAGGCGGCGGTGACGATGATCCTGATCCTGATCCGGAGGTAGCTATCTATGGCGATTCCAAGGATTCCAAGAGGAATAAAGCCGATACAGGGGATTCTGACGAAGAGGATGAATCTGCTGAAGACAGCGGAGACGAATCTGAGTCCGGAGACGGAGATGGTGAAGATGGAGAGGGAGGCGAAGAAGAAAAAGCCTCCAATCCTGAAGTTCTCGAGCAAAAAGTTGAAGTTACCGTCGATGGGGAACCTGTAGAGGTTACCGTCAAGGAGGCCCTCGAGGGTTACGTTCGGACTGAGACATTCCACAGGCGAATGAACCAGCTGGACGAGGCTAAGAAGATTGTTCGCCGTGCTGCTAATGACGCCGTTCAGAATTACGAATATTCTATGAACGTCGCGAAGCAGATGGAAGAACATATGAAGCAAATCATCCCGCCTGAGCCAAATTGGGATGAGGAATTCAAGAAGGATCCGACCCACGCTCGGGAACTCCAGAGGTACTATGAGAAGGCAAACGCCTTCCGGACCCAACTTAACAATCAACTTAGCGAAGCCGCTAAGAAGATGAGCGAGTCGCAGTCGGCTCAGCTACAGGCTTTCGCTGAGGAGGAAAATCAGAAATTTGAGCAGATGAATAGCAAGCATTGGTCTGACCCCAACAAGAAGACCAAGGACTTGACTTCGATGCGCAGGACTGCGCTCTCTGCTGGATTTTCTGAGGAGGAAGTGTCGCAAGTATACGACAGCAGGATGCTTAATGTTCTCTTAAAAGCATCTAAATACGATCGTATGATGGCTGCAAGGCCAAAACCGGTCGTTCGCCCACAAGGCAAGCCGATACCTCCGGGAGCGGGAAGCGCTAAGGCGCGCACGGCTCAAAAGGGAGTTACCTCGGCAATGAAGAGGCTGAACCGCACTGGCAGCATGGAAGATGCTGCCGTAGTGTTTGACCAGATCATTGCTAGGAGATAACCCATGGCTATGATATCCGGCTCCTTCTCGACTTACCAAGCCAAAGGTAACCGAGAGGACCTCTCGAACTCTATCTATAACATTGACCCGTTCGATACTCCGATCATGTCAATGTCTCGCCGCCGGAATGCCAAGAACCGCACTTTCGATTGGCAGACCGAAAACCTCCCCGTGGTTGACCCGAACAACGCCCAATACGAAGGATTCGACAACGTTCGCGGTGCTTCCACACCTACTGTTCGTCTCACTAACGTCACGCAAATCTCGAAGCGCGACGCAACCGTCACCGGTTCGCAAGAAGCTGCCGATGCAGCCGGTAAAGGCTCCGAATTGGGCCACCAAATGGCGATGGCTTCCAAGGTCCTCAAGTCGGACATGGAGTCCATCATGTCGTCCCGGCAAGCCCGTGACGACGGTGCCGATGTTACCCCGCGCAAGACCGAAGCTATCTGCCACTGGATCGGCAGGGCCAAGGATAAGCTCGGGGCGGCGGCTGGTGCGGTTATTGGTGTTACGGCGGGCTTGCCCGTCCTCGCCACCGATGCATTCGCAGCAGTTGCCGGTGCTTCTCAAGTCGCTCTCACCGAACAGATGATCGGTGACGCGATGCAGAAGGCATATACCAACGGCGGCCACCCCGATAATTGGGTAGTTCCTCCGGGGATCAAGCGAACCGTTAGCACCTTCAATGGTCGCGACTCCAGCCAGATTTTGGTTGGAAAGACCGAGGTGGTTGCAACGGTCGATATCATCGCCACCGATTTCGGTCGGGTCAAGGTGATGCCGTCTCTGTGGATGCCATCTGACGTTGGCCTCATCCTCGATGCCGACTTCTTGGCAGTCGCGTTCTACCGCAACTTCCGTCAGTACCCCTTGGCGAAGACCGGTGACGCAGAGACTCGGATGATTCTCGCCGAGTGGGGCGTGGAAATGCGTAATCCCCTTGCGCACGTCATGATGAACGGCATCAAGCAGGGTGTTGTCATCACGACCTTGGTGAACCCCGCAGCGGTCAAGGCTTCGCAGTCGCCTGCAAGCCCGGAGATTACTACCTCCGAAGACCAACCGCACGGTCGTACCACTACCTAAGTAGTGAAAATCCCCGCCCCTAACGGGGCGGGGTATTTTAGGAGAGTATCATGCCTCCAGTAAGTGAGAAGCAGAGGCGCGCGATGCGCGCAGCTGCGTCGGGTAAGTCTACGATTGGTATTCCGAAGTCTGTCGGTAAAGAGTTTTCCAAGGCCGATCCTGGCGGAAAGCTGCCTAAGCGCAAAAAGCGCCGGTAGACTTCTGAATATAAGTATATCTTGACAGCGGCCTAAGGGTGTGCTACCATGGCTGAACGGAAGATCGTATATCGAAATGATGGAGCCGCAAAACGAACGATGATTCTGGACGATGACTATCCGGACCGGGTGGTTGTCCATACAGAACAAGACATGGCCCAGACTATTGAGAATAACAAGGCCATGAGGGAATTGCACCCAGAGAAATCTAACAATAAATTACTAGCTCGGGGGGTGCCAATTGCCGTCGCGGAACAAGCTCTGCGAGAAGATTGGGATCAGAACGACTGGAAACGCTGGTTGAATGATCCTGATAATGCCGCATTTAGAGTTTGGCCGGGACGGGTGTAATGCCAGGGTACCTCACGGACAAATGCACAGAGATTCGTAACTGGCTAGCGATTGGTTCGGATGTATACCCCGATCCAGTTATAACCGGCTGGATTCGTATGGCCGAGGAATATTTATCCACGGCGCTTCGTGTCAAGCACATGATCCAGTTTGACACTAATCAATTAATTGAAGCCAGAGTACCACTCCCCAAAGATTGGCAGGAGATTCGTCTCCTGCGCTTTTTGGAATCCGGTGGAGTGGGAAGATATCAAACCCCCGATGCTTTCTATAACCCGGAGTTTCCCGATGCGCCCGCTCCGCCATATCCTGGAAGGGATAAGCGCTACACAATTTTGGGGAATTATATTGTTGTTGGTGATGTTGATCCTTCTGTTGGTCTGGACGTTGAGTTAGCCTATTATCAGAGCATACCTCCCCTGACCGATGATGAAAATAACTGGATCAATCTTTACCACCCAATCGCGTACACTCTGAAAATTCTTCACATTGCATCCTTGTATGCCATTGAGGACGAACGGGGTCCCGTTTGGGACAACGAGGTGGTTCGGATGGTCAATGGGATGAATGCGCAGCATAAGATAGATATGGCGAGCGGCTCGGTGTTAGTTCAGGTCAGGAAAAAGTCGTTTGGATAATGGTTACGCATGTCGATGGGCGAAAATATGGTAGAGGTAAGTACGGCGCGAAATCATATGATTTGGGCGTCGTTCATGTTCTACCGCCCTGGATACCTATTCCCGATGTGCCGGTGGAAGCATGGATACCCATTCCGGCCCAACCGGCTTGGGCCGATTCGGCCAATCGAGATTTGTATGCGACCGAACAGTGGAAACCAGTTTTGATGCCGGTGAACTAACGTGGACACGACTACTCCCAATCTAGGTCTAACGAAGCCCGACGTTGGTGCTTCCGATGACACTTGGGGCGAGAAGCTCAATGGAAATTTTGATATTATTGACTCGTCCATTGGTGATTTAGACCTAAGTGGCGCGGCATCCAATGTTACTGTTACGCCCGGTGGTAATATTTCTTCTACCACTGTGCAAGCGGCGCTGTTCGAATTAGACGCTGAGAAGGTCGCCAAGGCTGGCGACACGATGGCGGGTCACTTGTTTTTGCCAACATCCCCTGCA